TACTATACCAACTAATAATAATGAGCTCACTAATGGTGCTGGTTATATTACAGATGCAGATGTAGCTTCTAACACTGCTGTTGCCGCTAACACAGCTAAGGTTACTAATGCAGAACACACAGGAGATGTTACAGGTGATACTGCTCTGACGATAGCCAACAACGCTGTTACAGCTGCTAAGATAAGTTCTACGGATACTACTTTTAATGTAGATACAAATGTTGGAATAGGTGCAGTTGCTGGTGGTACTTTTAAATTAGATGTTACAGGAACAGGCAATAATGCTAACTTCCAAGCTAATAATGCTGGAGGTGCTTCTGCTATATTTGTTAGAAATAATAGTACTACAGGTACATCTGCGATTGTTCAATTAGTAGGACAAACAGGAGGGACAAGTTATAGTAAGTCTTTAAATATTGATCTATCTTCTGTTAATAACTATTTACAAATGGTACATGGTGATGGAGATGGAATAGGTGTAAGACTCCAAAACTCCAACGGTGGATCAGGTTCAGAATCAGGTGCTTGGTATCCTACATTTGATAATAAGACAGATTTAGGATTAGCTTCTAATAGATGGGATACTGTATTTGCTGGCACTGGTGCTATCAATACTTCAGATAGAAATGAAAAGGAAGAGATAGAAGAGTTATCTGAAGCTGAGAAAAGAGTAGCACAAGCTTGTAAAGGTTTAGTAAGAAAGTTTAAATTTAAAGGTAAAGTAAGAAAACACATCGGTGTTATAGCACAGGATGTTAGAGATGCTTTTTCTGCTGAAGGATTAGATGCTACTCAATACGGACTGTTCTGCTCAGACACTTGGACTGATGAAGAAGGTAATACAGTTACTAGATTAGGTATCAGATACGATGAACTCTTAGCCTTTATAATCTCAGCTTTATGACCGAACAACTCTCCCACTTTCTTGATACTGCTCTTGGTGTTATTCTAGCTGTTATAGGTTGGATGATTAAAAAGCTGACTGACAGGTTAGATAACGATGAAAAAAGACTGACCAAGATAGAGGTGGAGTTAGCTGCTCAAAGTGAAAGAGATACTGCGGTTGAGAACCGTATGAGTGGTCTTGAAACAAGTGTAAAAGAAATTAATACTAAACTAGATCGTCTAATGGAGATGTTAATGAAAAGATGAAAAAAGGACTATACGCAAACATAAACAGAAGAAGAAAGCTAGGCATTAGCCGCAGCAAAAAGAAATCAACTATATCCCCTAAAGCTTACAGTAACATGAAGCGTGGGTTTCCTAAAAAGAAGTAGGATGGCTAGGAGTGTATCACTATCTCTAGGTAGAGGTGAGAAGTCTCGTAAGGGTGGTCTCACAGCTAAGGGCAGGGCTAAGTATAACAGGGCTACAGGTTCTAACTTAAAAGCTCCTCAACCTGGTGGTGGTCCTAGAAAGAAGTCTTTCTGTGCTAGAATGTCAGGAGTCAAAGGACCAATGAAAGATTCCAAAGGCAGACCAACTAGAAAAGCTTTAGCCCTTAGACGGTGGAAGTGTTAACAGATGCCTAGAAGACCTGTAGTTCGTATTCACCCTTTGACCTTTCAACAGCGTACTATCGCTGCGTCTGCTGGTGCTGTAGCTACAGACAACAAAGAAAAAGCAGAGACATTAGAAACACAGGTTGAATCTTTAGAGAGTGATCCATTCTTCGTTACTTTAGACGGAGGTGGTGCTGTAGTACAAGACGAAGACATTTTTGACGGAGGAGGAGCAAGTGCCTAATTTTACTAAAAGAATACAATTACGAAGAGCAACGGATACTGAGTGGTCTACTGCTAATCCTGTCTTGCTGGAAGGTGAGATAGGAATTGAACTGGACTCTGAAAGAAACAGAATAAAGATAGGAGACGGTACTACTGCCTGGAACTCTTTACCTTACTTCCTTGATGCAAGAGAAGCAGAAGTCGGTGATTATGATGACTTTGTAGATGCTTTAACAGGACCATGAGTACATTACTTACACAGCTTGGACAGAAGGTTAAGACTCAACTAGACACCAAGCTAAACACATCTGGAGGTACTATATCAGGTGATCTATCTATATCACAACTCTTTGAACTAGGGTCTTATACAGCGGATACACTGCCTGATGCGAGTGCTAGTGGCACAGTTATCTATGTATCTGATGGGGATGACGGCAATCCTTGTCTAGCTGTTGATAACGGAAGCGACTGGAAAATATTATCTTTCGGTAATGTGTTAACACCTGCCACTAAACTACTTACGGAACTAGGTGACAATTTGACAACAGAAGCAGGTGATCTTTTAACTGCGTGAATCTTGACAAAAGTTTTCTTGGTCTGTAATACTATTTCTAAACTCTCACATACAATACTAACATAGAAAATATATAATTAATTATGTCTACCTTACTTACCCAATTGGGACAAAAAACAAAAGTAGAGCTTGATAAGAAGCTTGCCCTTGCTGGCGGAACAATGACTGGAGCGATTACGCTCAGTGGTGCTCCTACTGCTAATTTACACGCTGCTACTAAGCAATATGTTGACGGAGAAATCACAACTGTTAGCTCAAGTGTTTCTACAAACACAAGTAACATCTCCACTAACACAAGCAATATATCTACTAACGCTAGTAACATCTCTACCAACGCTAGTGATATTTCTACTTTGCAGTCTAATGTCAGCTCAAATGACAGCGACATTTCTACTCTTCAAAGCAATGTTAGTTCTAATGATACTGACATCAGTAACTTACAGACTCAAGCTGGTTCATTGGCTTCTGACGGTAACTCCGCTTCTTTCAGTGGTAACATCTCAGCTGCTAACGCTACATTCTCTGGTAACTTGACTGTTAATGGTACTACAACTACTGTTTCCACAACTAACTTAGATGTTGCAGATAGTCTTATCAACCTTTCTAAAGGTGCTGCTGACAGTTCTACTGCTTCTAATGACGGTGGATTTGTTATTGAGCGTGGTTCTTCTGAAGACAATGCTGCTCTTTACTGGGATGAAGGAGATGACAAGTTCAAAGTAGTTACTACTTCTGCAACTGCTGCTTCTTCTGACATCTCTGGTACAGACAGTTCTGCTGCTCTTGCTTCCTTTGATGCCAGCTTAATTCACAACGGCACAGCTCTAGGAACTGTTAGCGAGTTTGAAGCAGCCCTTACTTAATCTTTTGGTTTAGATAAAAGATAATAAAATGTGTTTGGGGAGGTCTCACTTTTGTGGGGTCTCCCCTTTTTCTTGTACTTTTATGATAACAATGCTAAAACTATAATATATGAAGACATTTGAAGAACTAGGTAAGTTTCAAGGTTATGTGGCAGATAGCTACAAGGCTGCTATAGATCAGATGCACGAGACTGGAGAATACAACCCATCAATACTTAACGGTGCTAGACAACTGCTAAAGGATAACGAGATAGTACTACAAGCAGGTAAAGACACTCCAATCAATGATCTGTTAAATGTTGTGCTACCTTTTGAAGAAGACACAGATTTAAAGTCTAAAGTTAAGTAATAACTGTAATAACACCAAAGAGAGATTATGAGTATGAGTGAATCTAAACTTCACCAACTCAAGGACTTCCGTAACTTCTTATATTTAGTTTGGAAGCACTTGAACCTGCCTGACCCTACACCCCTTCAGTACGATATTGCTGACTACATGCAAGAAGGTCCTAAACGATCTGTTATCATGGCATTCCGTGGTGTAGGTAAGTCCTGGATATGTTCAGCCTATGCTGTCCATCAACTCCTCCTAGACCCCTCTAAGAACATCCTTGTAGTGTCTGCATCTAAAAACAGAGCAGATGACTTCTCCACATTCACCTTGAAAATCATACACGACATTCCTGTTCTTCAAGGTCTTATACCCAGAGGAGATCAAAGATTCTCTAAGATTGCTTTTGATGTTGGTCCTGCACCTGCTGCTCACGCACCCTCAGTTAAGTCACTAGGTATATCCTCCCAGCTAACAGGTTCTCGTGCTGACATCATCATTGCTGACGATATAGAAGTACCTAACAACTCTGCCACTCAAGGTATGCGAGATAAGCTAGATGAACAGGTAAAAGAGTTTGAAGCTATTCTGAAGCCCTTAGACACCTCTAGGATCATCTTTCTAGGTACACCGCAGTGTGAGGATAGTATTTATAACAAACTGCGTGAGAGAGGCTATAACGCTCGTATATGGACATCTGAGTATCCTAGTGAGGATTTAGTACTGAAGAACTATGATAATGACATAGCACCCTTCATAGTCGAAAGAATAACAGATGAGTCAGTAGGTACAACTACAGAGCCTACAAGATTCTCTGATATGGACCTAGAGGAAAGAAAGATGTCGTACGGAAGGACTGGGTACGCTTTACAGTTCATGCTTAATCCCAGGCTTTCAGATGCTGACAGGTATCCCTTGAAGATCAATGATCTAATTATAACAGATGTTGATGTGGAACTAGCACCTGAAAAGATCATGTGGTCTAGTGACAGAGATAACGAAAACAGAGACTTACCTAATGTAGGTCTGGGTGGTGACAGGTATCATAAACCTTTTAAGATTATAGGTGATCTGGTGCAGTACACAGGCTCTGTTATGTCCATTGACCCTAGTGGTAGAGGTAAGGATGAAACAGGATATGCTGTTGTTAAGATGCTTAACGGTCAACTCTTTGTTCCTCAAGCTGGAGGTCTTAAAGGGGGATATGATGAATTAACACTTAAACAATTAGTCAATATAGCTAAGGATAACAAAGTTAATAAGATTGTTATAGAGTCTAACTTTGGAGATGGTATGTTCCAGGAACTACTTAAACCACTACTCTTTACATCCTACCCTTGCTCAGTAGAGGAAGTAAGACATAACAAACAAAAGGAGTTAAGGATCATAGATACTTTAGAACCTGTACTTAATCAACATAAACTTATCATTGATCCTTCTGTTATTCAACATGACTATAAGAGTGCTCAGAGCTATCCTATAGAACACCAAGCTAAGTATATGTTAATGTATCAACTATCCAGAATAACAAAAGATAAAGGTAGTCTTATACATGATGATAGGTTAGATGCTTTAAGTATTGCTGTAGCCTATTGGGTAGAACAAATGAATCAGGTTGTAGATAATAACATATCCTTAAGGAAACAAGAACTCCTAGAGGAAGAGTTAACAAAGTTTACTGATTCATTCTATAAGAAAAGTATTAAAGGTCCTAGAGCACTTCTGTGGTCATAAAGATCGCTATGCTCACTTCCTTCCCCTTCGTCTTTACTCACTCTGTTCGATAAAGACTCATGTATTAACATATCTTTATAGATATTATATATAGTGCTCCGATAGTTAGTGTAAATACATAAATACTAAAGTACTTAATGTTGTTATAATGAATAATTCTAAAAGAAATATGAACACACCTATCCTTAAAAGAAGTTTTAATTAAAGATTGTTTATGACATGGTCATTATCTAAACTCTATACTATGTCGATCAAGACCAATATTGTTATTCATAACTTAGTTCTTAACTATATCTGTTTAACGCTAGTCGATACATTCGTATGAGTAGCTATGCTACGAATAAACAAAGTTTATCTTTCTCCTAGCTCTGTTATAAATGCTTGTCATACACAACCATCAATAACCTATTAATAGGATTATAACGAATATTAGAAAATGTAAAGCCCTAAATTTAAAGATATGAAATATGAAGATCAAATAGAACTGTTACACAACGACTTACACAATTTAATTTATCGTTATAAAAGTGAGTACGAACTACACGATGAAACCATTATAGTAGCTTTAGAATGCCTGAAGTTGTCTGTAATTGAATCTTTCACTATAGACTTTGAAAGCGATATAGATGAGGAGGAGTAATACTTTTTGAAAAGGTAAGGATAAGCGAGAGCGATTTCAAAAATGGTGGAAAAATCTGAGAGGCTTACGCTATATACGCGTGCGTTATTAATCCCCCGCATACCCGTAAGATTATTATAGGACTGGGGGGTATAGTTCGTATTATATACATTATGTCTAATTAGATTTGTTGATTACCAACGACTTATGTAAACTTGATAGATTCCTGCTGATTTCTTGCTAATTTTTTTCCTTATTGCAAGTAAGTTGCATTAACAGATCGGTCAAACTCAGTGCCGTTATTGCAAGTCGTTTGCATTTAGTCTTGT